GAACCTTTGGAAGTTGATGTTCCTTGTGATCTCACTGCACTCCAAGAACCACCTATACCTCCTCCGAAAGAAGATAAATAAGCGTTTTCGGTGTAATGATCTGTAATACCCTCTCTACTATCTTCTACATAATTGAGAAAACATGAGATAGGCATACCTCGTTCTGTACCTCCATTTGAAAGTACGGGTGTAGAGAACATAAACCATAGATTACTTGCGTAATCATATAATCTTTGGGCATGATCTTCATCATCTGCAAAAGCTGTTGCTGCTCGAGCAAAAGCCTCTTGTGGTGACTTCTCATCCCCAACGAGGTATCTGTCCTCTAGTGTTTTATGACTAAACTCTGTTAGAAGTTTGTCTTTACTATAATCTATTTTCATCTAAGTGCCTTAATAAAGTTGTGTTAATAACCTCTGTGTTTTCTTCTCCGATAGCTGTCTCCGAGTAAGTAATTAAATCCATAAGTTCAACGTTTGTCAGAAGTTGTTCTGCATTTTCGTTAAGATTCTGAATATATTTATACTTTCCATCGATAGGACAGGCATTGTAGATATCAAAAACGTCTCCATATTGTTCCATTAGCTGTACTGCACGCTTTGGACCGATTCCAGGTATTCCTGGAACATTGTCCCCCTTGTCGCCAGTCAGACATTTGAATGTAATATAATCGGGGATCTCAAAATCATAATGTTCGTCCCAATTATGTACTGTTGTTTCTTTTCTAGTAACTGTACTAAAACGAGAAACTTTATCATTGATAAGCAAGTCCCAATCTTTATCAGATGAAATCATCCAACATTCGTCTAATCCATACTTATCAAGATTCATACTAATGTATGCTGCAATATCATCAGCTTCAACTCCCTTGAATTGAAATACTGGATATTTTTCTTTGAGTAATGTTAGAGTATTACTAAACTCTGCCATAAACATTGCAAACTCTTTTTCTTCTTGAGGAGTTTGTTCTGCATATTTTTCTTTTCTGTTTGCCTTGTATTCTGGGAATATTTCTTTTCTATAAGAACTCCCACCATCAGCCGTAATAACTATAGTACCTGCATTATAAGACTTTGCTAGACTTTCTACTGTTCTAACATAGTCATACTTGAAGTCTGTTACACCTTGATGTTTCCATCTAAATGCAATATTCAGTCCATCAACTATCAGCAAGTTGCCAGTCGGGGCTGGGTTCCCAAGGTCTGAGAATGTGATTGCCATTTGTAAACTGTATCTCCTCTTTTTCTAGCCAGTGTTCTGCAATAAGTATATATGCACCCAGCCAGGCAATGTGCATATACTGCAATGTATTTTTTGGTTCTCTTACTGTTGCAGCAAAGAACTTACCATGATTCTCTCGAAAAATAAGTAAGGGTTCTTGTTCCATTTGTTGTGCTTGTTTACATAGTTTACTCCACCACTTAAAAAGATTATTACTTTTCTGTGTGTAAATTTTACTATTGAAACCACACTCTTTGTAGAACTTAACTTCTACAGTAAAAAGATTGTGTTTGTCTTGAACCATGAGATCACCTTTTATTTTCCCACTACCAGATCCAGGTGTCTGTGTCCATGATTCATCAGTAAGTCTATCCATCATAGATATAACTTGCTGCTCGCCTCGATTGCCTTTCTGTCTAGGATTAACCATCGAGTCGACTAATTTTCTGTTCTTTGATTATGTCTATTTTGGACAATAGTGGGTGTGTCCAACCATGTGATACTATATAAGTATTCAAATTTTCCTCTCTCAGTAGAATTTCTACTAATCTTTCTTTTCCGCCCTCGTCGAGTACATTTGTAACTTCGTCAAGAAATAATACATTAATTCTAGACTTAGAAATACTACTCATCAATTTACGAATTGCTAAAAGAGTAGATGTGTTAACTCGTGCCAACTCTCCAGCACTCAAAGCTAAGATATCTACTGTTTTACCATTGTCATCTATTTCTACATTTAGTTTGTCATTTAATACTACAAATTGTAAACTAAATCTGCCATCTGATAACTCTGCGAGGTATTCATTTGTTAATTCTTCGAGATCTTTTACTAAGTTCTCAATCTTATAAGCAAGTAGTCCATTAGTACTAAATGCTTTCTTTAAAATTTCAACATGACCAAGTTTATCTTCTACTTCTGTTATATCAGTAGTTAAACTTTTATGTTGTTCTTCAAAATCTGTTTGTTGTTCTTCAATAATTGCAAGTCTTGTATTATGTCTTTCTATTCTTTCGTTTTCTGCAATTACTTCTTCAACTCTACTTTGTCTTTCTCGAATACGAGTTTTAAGTTTTGTTATCTTTTCTGTTAACTCTGTATCGTTTGGTACTTCAGTGGGAAGACTGTGGTCTATTTGTCTGTATATTTCTTCCCAGTTACTAATCTTCTGTTGCATTTCTTTGAGTAGAAGATTTGCTTTATTTATCTCTCCAAGATTATCATTTACTAACTCTAGTTGAGCTGTATATTCCTCTTTTGTTTCTTGGTGTTTTTTTAACTCTTGTTCTATAAATGCGAGGTCTATTTCTTGACCACAAGTAGGACAGCCTGCATCATCTACATCTAACAAGTCAGTATACTTTTTGATCATACGGACTTCTTGACTACCTTGTGATTTTATTTCTCCAATCTGTTGAAGTAGATGTTCTGTGTCTTGCCATTCATTTTCAGAAACGTACTCTTTCGCAAGTCCTAAATCTATAGACTCCAACTGGCTTTTGTATAAATTATTTTGGTTAATTTTTTTCGTAATTTCAGAGATATTTTCAAATTCTATTTGTAAAGAACGCAGAGTTTCTTCATCTTCTTCCGAGTAAAATGGTAATTCCATTTTTGAAAGTAGTGATGTATCTTCCAAATAATTATCTGATAACCACTTATCGATTGTGTCAATTTTCCCTTGTATGCGAGAAACGTCTCCAGCTAAATTTCGTGATAATTCCTTGAAAACTTCAAAGAATTTTACATAGTTATCTAACTGTAGTAGATCGATCAAAAATTTCTTACGATTTGTGTCTGTAGCTGTCAAAAACTGCAAACTGGCATTAGTATTCTGATATACTATCTGCGAGAATGTTTTGAAGTCAATTCCAATAATTGCTTCTAGCGTTTTATATGTTGCAGTTGCTGTATGACTTGATATATCTTCTTCATTCTTATATAATTTTACTTTTATATTTGTGCGTCTAACAACATCAATTAAGTACTCATCATCATTCACAGAAAAAGACAAAGCTATATCATAGCCATTATTGACTTCACGATTTGGTATATCTGCTTTTTTAATTCCTTTGGAATTTTTATTGAATAATACTTCTTCAAGTATTAACGGGATTGAACTTTTTCCTGTTCCATTTGTTCCGACTAGCTGAGTAACTATACTGTCATTTAAGTCAAGTATATTATCCGAACCATAACTAAAACAATTACTCCACTCCAGCTTCTTTAGCGTAATCACTAAACACTCCTAATATATTTTTTGTTTTACTTTCATCTAACTCTAATATATAGCTTAGGTACTCGCCTAATTCTTCTTCGATTGTCATGTCTTGACCTAATATTAGAGTTGCCTCTGTTTTTCTTTTTATAACTTTTTTATCAAGTAATTCACTATTTTTGATATTACTTAGATCAGATACATCTCCTTCAATTTCATATATTGTATGATCCCACTCTGTTTGAATCATTTCACTAGGATCTGTAACTGTTTTACGAATTAATTGTGGTAAATTAAATTTATGCCATGTCCAACTCCAGTCCTTATTATCTATTAATAAGTATCCAGTTTCCACATTCTTTCTATGAAAACTTGTAGTCATAGGACTGCCAGGATATACTATATTTCTTTGTGTATTACTATGTGCATGTAAATCACCTGAGAATACTACTTTGAACTTGTCAAAACGATCTAAATCTACTTCAGGTTGTACATGAGGTGGTATCTCACCACGAACATGAGTAAATAATATATCTGCATCAATATCTTCTATACTTTTCTTTTTATGTAAATCTGTATAGGGTAATATTGCATAATCATGAGGAACCATTTCCCCATATGTTGTTTCATCAATCACTTTTACTAGAGGATTGAGTTCTGTTGTAACTTTTTTTAAGTTTGTAAAGAAAGTTTTGTGTTTTCTTGTTGCTTCATGGTTACCATCATAAATGATAGTTCTAACACTGACGCCCTTTACAAAGTCAAAGTAAAGTGTAAGTTCATCCATGCTGGGGACTCTATCGAATAAGTCCCCACCAATGATGTGCAAATCAATATCTTTTTCAAGATCATAAATCTGTTCAAAGAATAACTTGTAGCGTGAGCACGCCCAAGCTACAGGTACATTCTTTTGTCCAAGTTTAATATGCCAATCTGCAGTGAATAGAATCATCCTACGAATTCGTCTCCTGGTGTCCAAGAACAACCTGTAAGACCACCAGCTTTTAAAGCTTGTAGTGTTCGTAAAACTTCGTCTGCATTTCTTCCTGTATCTAATGCATTTACTGATACATGTTGTATTACCCCTTCGGGATCGATTATAAAAGTTGCTCGATAACATACTCCATTTTCTTCGTCTACTATTCCTAGTTTTCGAGAAAGCGTAAGACCGCAATCTGCTGCAAGAATATGATTAATGTCTCTGATAAGAGAATTATCTTTCTTCCATGCTAATTTACAAAATTCGTTATCTCCGCTTACACCAATAACATCAGCTTCGCTACATAACTTGTCCATTTCTGATATTTCTGTTGGGCAAATAAAGGTGAAATCTTTTGGATAGAAGTATACTACTGACCATTCGTTCAATAATACATCTACATCAATAATTTCGTTTTCTTCATTTACTCCTTGCATGTGCAAGTTCGGAAAATCGTTGCCTACTGTTAACATAATCTACTCCTATTTGATATCAAACTCGTCTGTGACTGTTTCATCAGGTTCGTTTGATGCTCCTTCTCTTAATCTGTCGAGAAGTTCTTTCTGTGCATCGGGGGTTGGTCGAGTAAGTACTTCGTCCATTGACTTAAGTTCAGCAACTAATGCTTGCTCATCTTCAGTCAAGGCTCTTGGTTTGCACTTCAGAGCTTGTAGTTGATACTCAACATTATAAGCCATCGGTCCAGTTTTTACTCTCTTAAAGTAAACATCCCAGCCAGTTTCAGGGTCAGTTGGATCGCCAAGATCTTCTGCTGCAACCATTATCTGCTCGAGTAATTTTTTCTTTAAGTTTAGTACTTTGACTTTTCCATCGTGGATACATTGAATCGCATATGCCCAACCGCATTTCAATTCTGGATGATATTCTCTTACCCAGTCTTTCTCTACATTGGTAAATGCTTCTGCGTCTCTATCGAATGATAGACACTCGAATGGTAAATTCTTACCGTTTTCGCCTTTCAACCAGTAAACATAGCGAGGAAGCATATCCCCAACCATTCTTACCATGTTGTCGCCTTCGACATATTGATAACTGTCGATTTTATTTTTTTGGGCTTCGCCCTTAGCTTGATTAAATTTTATTGCCATTTTAGTTCCTTTAAAGTGATTTCTTCAAATAGAAAGTGTATATAATATCCCTCTATTCGTAGTAATCTATTGTTTTTAATACTGTCCTCATCCCCTGTAAAGTGGAGGAGGTCTAATCTGGTATCTTTTGTTTTTTGATATTCAAAATAATTACGCAATGATGCGATACCTGCATACTGCACAATCTCTGCATCTGAATATCTCCTACGCTGAATGAATAATGCCTCGGGGTTTACTAGGAAACTATGTCCATGAAAACTTTTAGTCCAAAACTTATATATTCTATCATGTCTATTCACTGGTGGAAGTTTATAGGTAAGTATATGTAGGATTGTCATAATATCTTTGACACTCCCATTGCTTTCCTTTTTTACTTTTTCCCAATTATAGAATAACATATTATAACAAATTCTTGACCTCGTGTCAAGTACTATTTTTCACTCCTATATATCTGATACTTCATACCCTTGTCGCATGTAGTATCCCCTTCTCGCAGATGCCTGCTTTCTAGCTGTACGACCTTCTAGATTGATATCTACTATCACAGGTTGCAGCTTTCCCTCATTCATTCTTATAACACGCCCGATTAACTGTGTGAGCAAAGGCTCATTGTTTACGGGTGTTCCCAAAATAAGACAACTTAGGCAATCAACACTAATACCCTCTGAAAATATACTTTGTGTTCCAAACAGTATATCTTTATCAGAAAAGATTTGTTTTATCAGTTTGCCACGTTCTTCGTGAGGAACATCTCCTGTTACGCAGATTGCGTTATCTCCCACAAGTCTTGCACAACTCTTTAGAAAATCTACTCTATCGCTGACAAGTAGCACCTTGTGCCCTTTTGCGGCATAACTCGCTGCAAGCATTGCCATTGTATTTTGGTATTCCCAATCATACGCAAGTGCGTTGATTCGATTTGCCCAATCAACATTGCCATCCATAAAGCGAATCCCCGAGTGTACTATGTCAACTCGTGGAGTAAGATAGTTCTCTTTGGGCGGTTTAAATACAGTATTTGAAAAGTAATCACGAAAGACTACATGTCTTCCATCCTTTCTCTGCATTGTTCCAGTCAGTCCTATTTTGTAGCGTGCCTTCGAAGCGTCCACGATGCGTGTAAAAGTTGGTGAAGATACATGGTGCATCTCATCCAATATAATTGTACCGAACTCTCCTACGATTTTGTCGATATTTCGGTATAAAGTTTGTACATTTCCAACGACAATTTCCTTGTTCATGTCAAACTTTCCTGAGCCAATCACACCCGCCGTGACCCCGAAGACTTTTTGTACTTCTTTTTCCCACTGTCCTCTTAATGCTAATGTATGAGTAACAATGAGTGTCTTTTGTTGCAATTTATTTGCGATTGCTAACGCAGTGAATGTCTTACCCCAGCTTACCCAAGCGTTGATTATACAACTGTCTTGAACTTCGTCATATACGGACTGTTGAGAGTCTCGTAAAGTGAACTTAAAGTCAAAGGGTTTGATTGGTATATCATTCCGCTTATCCTTTATTTCGTAATCCTCTGGTATAAGATCCGTTCTTCCAATCGGTATGGAAACCAAACCTGATCTAATTACGCCCATATTCTTAATGATGATAGGCGGATCAGTTGGTCTTCGAGGTGGTATCGAATATGTCAGTTCTTCATCGAGAAACGACTGATATTCGTTAGTGCACTCTAGGTAAATGCGATTGGAAAGAACTGCTTTCATTTAGTCCAGTGGTACTAAGTCGCCAGTCTCGAAAAAGTTGTACACAACTTCATCGAGATACTCGTAAGGATAAATCTCCTCTCCTGTTAGTAAATTTGTACAAGGCTCGTGCCACTCAAATTCATCATTGTCTGCATAGCCTTCGCCGAGGACTTCTTCCATAACACAAGTGATATCGCCATCCTCTTGATAATTGTCATTATCATCAAGAAAATGTTTGCCATCTTCGTCTAACAGAGTTTCAATATGATATACTCCGATAAAGTTTCTAAACTCATCTTCATAAGTCATTTTTATGTACACTGTTTCTCCATACGTTTCTGCTATATAGTTTGCAACATTCTGCGCCATATTATATGGAGGACTCCAAGCCGAGTAACCTGTTATGTACCCGTTATGGGTTTCCTCTATATTACACCATTTGGCTCCAACATTGTCAACATACCAGTTCCAACTATCTTCAAGATGCCCGTCTTTATCAAACTTAGGTTTTGCACTTTGCATAAATGGTTGATTTTCTAGTTCTACAAACTCCATTATTTGGTAGGGTTCGTTATCTCCCCACTGGCGAGTGACTTCTTTTTCTAGAAAAGATTCGCTCCACTGTTCGTCAGTAAGATTTGTAGATACATCTATATTAAAATATACATGATTTGCCATGTTATCTCCTATTTAAACTCGGGACCATTATACCACTGAACGAGTGAGTATCGTGTCCCTCTTTTTACTTCGGTAACTCTATGTTGTAGGAAGGAAGGAAAAATAATTACTGTTCCTCTTTTTCTCAACTGCCCCAAAGGCATCTTTAGTTCTTGCCCTTGTGGATTTTTTATTTCAAAGTTACCACCTTCATAATCTTTTGGATGAGATAGGTTTACTGTAATAGATAATTTTCGAAAAGGCACTGCTGAATTTAAAGATGAATCTGTATGCCATCCGTAATGTCCTCCTCTTTTATACTCACCAAACTGTATAGTTTCTTTACCTGTTATAATAAAGTTCCATGCCTCTAAGTTTGCTAATGTAGCATACCCTTGAAGCATTGTTTCTAAAAAGTGTCCTTGCGGAAACCATGACACATTTGTAACTCTAGTCTTTTTGTTATCGACTTTTTTATTTGTTGTTGCGCCATAGATTCCTGCTTCATCTAATCCATTTTCTTTTCCGAGTTTTATTATTTGATCACAGGCTTCATCGGATAACCTGTCTGTTTTTGAATACCAAAACGGTACTGCATAAGCTGATCTTATCATATTTTTCTCCAGCTATCTTTCTTAAACTCAGCACAGAGTTCATATACAAAAGATGGTTTATTATTTATATACAAAATACCTGCATATCTCATATTTAGTGCAGGCGGTCTTGGTAATTCAAAAGGAAAAGGTATACCTTGAATCCACATAAGAGTAGCAACATCTTTATGTTCTAACTTTCCTATTAAGTGATACTTCAATTTTGCACTTTTACTTTTTTCGTAAATGAAAAACTTTCCATTTGAATCTACATAGAATCTTCCTCTATGTTTTA